CACAAATGAAGTACCTTGTCATAGCCATGATGATAGTCTTAACCGGGTGCGAGGACCGCTACCGATACCCGTGCCAAGACCCCAAGAACTGGGACGCACCAGAGTGTAACCCGCCCATCTGCACAGCATCTGGAACTTGCTCAGCAGACACCCTGAAACAAAACCCCTGCGGAGCCGTAGCGAGATGAGGATCAAGGAAGACGAACTCCACGCCCTTCTCCAGTTTATCATCGGGATAAGTCTGTGCCTGACGCTGACGGGTACTGTGTTCGCCGTGCTGTACAGCCTGATCTTCGTCGTGCAGCCGATTGACGGGCAGGCTCCAAACGATCAGGAGTTCTTCAAGCTGATCGCACCTATCGCAACATTCTTAACAGGCACTTTGTCGGGCATCATGCTTGGCAGCAAATCTACCGGAGACAAAAATGGACCTACTTAAAACATTCGGCCCCTTGCTCGGCTCAGTAGCCCCTACCCTTGCAACGGCCCTCGGAGGCCCATTGGCTGGCCTTGCTGTCAAATCCCTATCTAAGGCACTGCTGGGTGCTGAAGACTTCTCAGAGGAAGCCGTAATGGAAGCTATGGCTACGGCAACGCCAGAGCAGTTGGCTGCCGTGAAAAAGATCGACGCTGACTTCAAGGTGCAGATGAAGTCTCTCGATATTGATCTGGAGCGCATTGCTGTCGATGATCGCAAGTCGGCTCGCACGATGCAGACTGAAACCAAAGACTGGATACCACGGGCCTTGGCGGTGAGTGTAACTCTAGGATATTTTTCCATTATTGCCTACGTCTTGGTCAGCGGACTGCCAATGAACGGCTCGGAAGTGTTGCTCATGCTACTCGGTACTCTATCAGCCGGGTGGACAGGCGTCATGGCGTTTTACTTTGGCTCATCATCTGGCTCCCAGAAAAAGGATGCCATGATCCACAACTCAATACCGAGGGACGAGAAATGATTGCGAATTGGGAGAAGGCGTTCGCCGCTGTGCTGAAGCATGAGGGCGGTTTCGTTAACCACCCGAAAGACCCCGGCGGGATAACGAACCTCGGCGTCACGAAGAAGGCATGGGAAGCCTACATCGAGAAGCCGGTCGGCGAGGCCGAGATGCGTGCTCTGACACCGGAGATCGTGAAGCCGTTCTACAAGCGGCAGTACTGGGACAAGATCAAGGGCGACGATTTGCCTGACGGCGTCGACTACGCCGTATACGATCTCGCGGTAAACTCAGGCGTCGGCCGCGCATCCAAGATGTTGCAGGAGGCCGTTGGCGCGACCGCTGACGGTATGATCGGCAAGGGTACGCTCGCAGCCGTGGCCCAGCACCCGCCAGACCACGTCGTCAAGCTAATCTCAAACGCACGCCTCGACTTCCTCCAGCGCCTATCGACGTTCGACACGTTCGGCAAGGGTTGGACCAGACGCGTAAATGAGGTACAAGTAGCGGCATCAGAACTCGCTCGATCAGGGGTCGCATAATGCCGCTTGTCCCGATACCCGTCCCGCCCGGAGTAATCAAGCCAGCGACGCCGTTGCAGGCCAAGGGACGCTATTGGGATTCCAACCTCGTGAGGTGGCAGAGCAACAAGCTGCTGCCGGTCGGTGGCTGGCAGCGGATCAACTCTACGCCTCTCGACAGCACCATCCGCACGATCTTCCCGTGGACGCTGAATAATGGCGTAAAGTTGGCGGCACTGGGCTGCGATGATGACCTGTACGTTCAGGAGGGCGCGACATACACCAACATCACGCCAGCGAACTACGTCAGCGCTGAGACGGGCCTGTATGGCGGCTATGGTGCCGGTGACTTCGGCGAGTTGCTCTACGGGCTAGATTATGCGTCATACGCCATTACAAGCGCCGTGAGATCGACAAACGTCGTGACGATTACGACCGCCGAGGCGCACTCGTATCCCGTAGGCATGAGCGTGTTGATTGCTGGCGTAACCACGTCGACATTCGATGGCACGTTCACCATCGCGTCTGTCCCGACAACGACGACATTTACGTATGCACAGACGGCAGCGGACGCGTCGTCATCTGGCGGCACGTCGTCGTTGCCGGTCGCAGATCGCAGGCCGCTAAACACGTTCTACGGAACGAATTTTACGTGGACGATGGACAACTGGGGTGAAGACTTACTCAGCGTCGCGTCGTCTGACGGTCGCCTGCTGCACTGGGAGTACGGCAATGGTGCCGCTCAAGTCGTTGGCTTCAGCACCATCACGACAGCCGTTTCTGCGACGAATGTTATAACGATCACGACAGCCCAAGAGCACGACTTCCGCGTCGGCGATACAATCGTAATCGCAGGAGTTGCTGATACGCGGTTTAACGGGACGTTTACCATCACGGCCATACCGACGGCATCGACATTCACATACTCACACTCAATGCCAAACGCGTCATCTTCTGGCGGAACAGCAACTCACCCGCTGGTGCCGATAAACAATCGCGGAGTATTTGTTACGCCGGAACGCTACGCCGCACTCTTCGGCTGCGGTGGTGAACCACGCCGCGTCGGATGGTCCAATCAGGAAGACTACACGGAGTGGAATTTTGCGTCTGCTACTACGACAGCCGGGTTCTACGACCTCGACACGCAGTCCGAGATCGTCATGGCCGTCCCAGTGCGCGAGGGTACGCTCATCTTTACGGAGACCGAGGCGTGGCTGATGAAGTATGTCGGCCTGCCGTATATCTACGGCTTTGATCGGATCGGCTTCGGCTGCGGGTTGATCGCGCCTAAGTCGTTCGCGACCTTCGCCGGTCGGTGCATCTGGCTATCGAAGAATGGCTTCTGGATTTATGACGGCGGCTACGTCAAGCCTCTCCCGTCTGACGTCGGCGAGTATGTGTTGCAGAACATCGACCCGGCGACGGGGCTTCTCTACACGAACGGCTCAGACAATGGCACGTTCAACGAGGTTTGGTTCTGGTATCCGTCAACCGGCTCCGCTGTGCCTGACCAGTACGTCTGCTACAACTATATGGAGGGCTGGTGGGCGCTCGGTGAGATGACGCGGACGGCTGCGGCACCGGCTGGCGTGTTCTCTCACCCAATGGCGTCGGACGAGAGCAATTACTTGTACTACCACGAGGACGGTTGGACCGCTGCCGGTGTCCCTCTGATCGGCTACCGCTACGCCGAGACGGGATCACTGAACTTGGCGAACGGCGAGACGCTGATGACGGTGAAGCAGGCGATAACGGATTCCGGCTACGGCTACGCATCGACCGAGCTGACGTTCTACGCCTCCACGACACCGGAAGCTGCAGAGACTACGGCTGGACCGTACACGCCACGATCGAGCGGCTACACGGACATCCGCGTCACTGGAAGAGAGATACGATATCGGGTAGAAGCTACGCAGGATGCGCCGTGGTCTGTCGGTGACATACGCCTAGACCTGACGCCAAGAGGCAGACGATGAAGTTCAACATTCCAACGCCACCGGAAAAGTACAACGCCTCCAACATGGCTTCAGCGTTCGAGAGCATCAAGCAGGCCATGGGAGAGGCCATCTCGCCTACGCAGGCAGTTGGTGGTATCATGCTGCAGTCACCGGATGGCTCGGTGTTTCGGATAACGGTGGACAATGCCGGTGCTATTACGGCAACGGCGGTGCCGCTTGGTATTAGGTGAAGACAAAATCATCGCGCTTATGGAGCGCGGCCTAGCTAGAAGCGGATCGACGCACGATCTGGATGACGTGATCCAGTGTCTGCGTGAGGGGACGATGCAAGCGATCTGGAACGACGGTGCCGTCATCGTCACCCAGATTGGTCAGTATCCACGGGGGCGCGTCATCGACGTGTTCATGTGTGCCGGTAACCTCGACAGCGTCATGGCTCTGCGGCCTGAGCTGCTCGATCTGGCAAAGAGACACGGGTGCGACTACGGTCGGGCGTATGTGAGACACGGATTGGTTAAGCCGCTTCAGGCGGCTGGTTGGAAGACGGTGCAGACCGTCATGACGTTTGAGATGGAGTAAGAGATATGGGTGGTGGTAGTCCGCAAGTGACGACGTCGAGGCAGGAACTCCCGAAGTGGCTGGAGCAGCCGACGCGGGAGAACATCGCAATCGCAGACGCAATCGCCCAGCGACCGTTCGAGCAGTACGGTGGCCAGACCGTCGCCGGTCTGTCGCCAGACCAGCTCGCGTCGTACAACATGACACGCCAGAACGTCGGCGCATATCAGCCAGCGTATGGTGCAGCTCTCGGTACTACGGCTTCGGTCGCGGGATACCAACCCGGCACGTTCACGGGAGGCGATATCGGGGCGTACATGAACCCGTACCTCCAGAACGTCGAGGCCAACGCCCTGGGCGGTCTGGAAGCGCAACGCCTGCGGTCGCAGCAAGGCATCGCACAGAGCGCACGCACAGCCGGAGCGTTCGGCGGATCGCGTCAGGGTATTGCTGAAGCACTGTCAAACGTCGAGACTGCGCGGCAGGCAGGCGATCTCAGCGCGAAGATACGCTCTCAGGGTTACGATACGGCGGCTGGCTTGATGCAGTCCGACATGAACCGCGCACTTCATGGGCAGCAGCTTCGGCTTCAGGCTGGTGGGCAGTTGTCCGACATTGCCGGTGCCGGTCAGAGAGCGCTCTACGCGGACGCGGCGGCTCTGGAGAACATCGGCAAGTCGCAGCAGGCGCAGCAGCAGGCGCTTCTCAATGACGCGTACCAGAGATACCAAGCCGAGCGGAACTACCCGATTGATATGCTCAACCTCCGCATCGGTGCCACGTCTTCCGTGCCGAATATCGGAACGACGACGCAGTCCACGTCTGGCGGTGGTAATTCGTTGCTGTCGTTCCTCGGTGGGCTTGGTTCAGCCGGAACTGGGTTAGCTAATATTGGGTCGATGTTATTCGGAGCATCCGACGAGGGCATGAAGACCGACATCACCAAGATGGGCAAGGACAAGGAGACTGGCCTCGACCTGTACGCATATCGGTATAAGGGCGATCCGAAGTCGTATCCGAAGGTGGTCGGGCCTATGGCGCAGGACATCGAGAAGAAATTTCCCGATCAGGTAAAAGACATCGGCGGTCGCAAGGCTGTCAACCTCGGGTTCGGGCCAATGCGCCGTGCGTTTGCGGCATAAGGAGAGCGAATTATGAGTTTTTCAGATTTCATTGGGTCATTACTGGGCGGTGGCGGATACGAAAACCAAGGCCGTGGCTCTGGTGTTACGTCAGATCGTCCCAACTATGGCGGTGGTGGTGTCTACAATACATATGGCCCGAGCGGGAACATGAGCCGAGCCGAATACCAGCAGCAGTACGGCGGTCGTGGCGACGTCCCAGCACAGCGCAGGGGCGGTCAGGGCGGTGGTCAGGGCGGTGGTCAGACAAAGCCGAAGACCATCGACGAGCTGATGGCTGAGTTCGACGTGTCGCAGTATGTCCCGACCGCACCGGCGACAAGCTATATGCCATTCTACAACGCAATACCGCTGGACTACGCCAACACCGCGGGGCCACAGTCTCCCGCGACGCAGATGGACTACGGCCAGATGGTGCAGCAGTCGCTTCTCGCGGCACCGCAGCCGTCTATGCCGTCCGGCATCCTCGGCCCGTCAATGCAGACGCAGACGCCCCTCACGGCACCGATCAGCTATGAGGACTTCCTGCGCTATTACCGGGGTGGTCAGTGATGGACCCAGAACTCAAGCGCCTGCTCGAAGCTATCGCGGCACCGGAGAGCGGTGGCCGCTACAACGTGCGCTACACGCCGAAGGGCGG